ATTTTATTGGAGGCAAAACTCCAAACTCTCATCAAAGATTTTGAAGAAGAAAAAAATTTACTTTTAGAAGAAAATTTGAATCTTCAGGAAAAATATGATGTTCTATTAAAAACAAAAAAAAGTTCTGAATAGTAAATACAATGGCAAAACCTGCAAGTAGACAACAACTCATAGAATACTGCCTAAGGCGTCTGGGTGCCCCTGTATTGGAAATAAACGTAGATGATGACCAGGTAGATGATTTAGTTGATGACGCTCTACAGTACTTCCAAGAACGTCATTTTGATGGTGTTGAAAGGATGTATCTTAAGTATAAGATTACACAAACAGATCTTAACAGGGGTAGAGGAAGAAATTCTGACGGAGTTGGAGTTACTACAACTACCGCAACATCAACTGCCGGAACTACTTTTAATTTTTACGAAACATCAAATTATATTCAAGTACCAGATTCGATTATAGGTGTTGAAAAGATTTTTAAATTCGATACCAGTTCCATTTCTGGTGGAATGTTTAGTATTAAGTATCAATTATTTCTAAACGATTTATATTATTTCAACTCCGTCGAACTTTTACAATATTCTATGGTCAAATCATATCTAGAAGATATCGATTTCCTATTAACTACGGATAAACAACTCAGATTTAATAAAAGACAAAATAGACTTTATTTGGATCTTGATTGGGCATCACAATCGGCAGATCAATATATTGTCATTGATTGTTATAGAATATTAGATCCTAATGAGTTTACCAATGTATATAATGATAGTTTTATCAAAAAATATTTGACTTCTTTAATTAAAAGGCAGTGGGGTCAGAATTTAATTAAATTTAGAGGAGTTAAACTTCCAGGTGGAATTGAATTGAATGGTAGGGAGATATATGAAGATGCAGAAAAAGAGTTAGAAGATATTAAACAAAGAATGACGCTTGAGTATGAATTACCACCTTACGATTTTGTTGGATAATGGCACTTAATCCCTTTTTTCTTCAAGGAGCTTCCTCTGAGCAAAGGCTTGTTCAAGATTTAATCAATGAACAATTAAAAATTTATGGTGTCGAAATAACTTATATCCCCAGAAAATTTGTTAGAAAGCAAACAATAATAGAAGAAGTTCAATCATCGAAATTTGACGACAATTACTCAATTGAGGCATACGTTAATACTTATGATGGATATTCTGGTGCTGGCGACATATTAACAAAATTTGGAATGAGTTTAAAGGATGAAATAACTCTTACAATATCAAAGGAAAGATTTGAAGATTTTATTTCACCATTCTTAGCAGCAGAAGATGATGGAACTGAAGATAGTACGATTGTTTTATCAACTAGACCTAGAGAAGGCGACTTAATTTATTTTCCTCTTGGGCAAAGATTATTTGAAGTTAAATTTGTTGAACACGAACAACCATTCTATCAATTGGGAAAAAATTATGTTTACGAGTTAAAATGTGAGTTATTTGAATACGAAGATGAAATCATTGATACTTCAATTGATGAGATTGATACTCAAATTGAAACTGAAGGATTTATTACAACACTCAATTTGATTGGTGTGGGTAGAACTGCATCTGCTACTGCATCTATCAATTCTGGTTATATTCGTCGAATATTTTTAAACAATGATGGATATAATTATACTTCTGCTCCAATAGTTGCAATATCATCATCACCAACAGGAAATTCTGGAGATAATGCTACTGCTGTCGCTATTACGACAAACAAAGGAGGATCTCTGTCGGTAGGAAGCATTATTTTAATAAATGCTGGTGTTGGATATACTTCCATTCCAATAATTACTTTGTCTGGTGGCGGTGGAATCAGTGCAGCTGCTACTTGCTCAATAGAAACTTCAAGTAACGGTGTAATAAAATTTATTGTATCCGATGGAGGAGTTGGATATACTAGTGCTCCGGTTATAACAATTACTGGAAATGTTGGATCAGGACAAACTGCCACAGCAACTGCAATTGTTAACTCTAATACTGGAGTTAGTGCGATTTATGCATCCAATCCAGGTAGTGGTTATACGTCCAATCCAGTAATAACTATTGCCAATCCTTCAATTCTAACAGGAATTGGTACATACCACTTTAATGAAATTGTTGAAGGATCCCAATCTCGCACACAGGCAAGAGTTAAGTCTTGGGATATTGATACGAATACTCTTAAGGTTTCTTTTGTCGGTATTGGAAGTACAACAAGAGGATTTATTCCTGGAGAAATTATTGTTGGAGCAGCGTCTTCTGCAAGATATTCTGTTAAAAGTTATGATGGTATGGATATATATGATACATATGCACAAAATGACGAAATAGAAGAAGAAGCAAATACCTTCTTAGATTTTTCAGAATCAAATCCATTTGGTAATTACTAATGTTAGGAAATTATTTTTATCACGAAATTATTAGAAAAACATTGGTCAGTTTTGGAACCGTATTTAATGATATTCATATTCAACATAAAGATTCTAATGATAAGGGAATTAGTGATATAAGAGTTCCTCTAGCATATGGTCCAGTACAAAAGTTTTTAGCAAGAATTGAGCAACAACCAGAATTGAATAAAGCAGTTGCAATGACTTTGCCCAGAATGTCGTTTGAGATGACTTCTATTCAATATGATTCAACAAGAAAGGCAGGAGTCACTCAAACTTTTAAGGCATCTGACGGCACAAATCTAAAGAAAGTTTTTATGCCTGTTCCATATAATATTGGATTTGAACTTAACATCCTAACAAAATTGAATGATGATGCTTTACAGATTGTTGAGCAAATTCTCCCATACTTTCAACCATCATTCAATTTAACGGTAGATTTAATTGATTCTATTGGTGAAAAGAGAGATATTCCAATTGTTTTAGATTCAGTATCCTTTCAAGATGACTATGAGGGAGATTTTTCCACAAGAAGATCTTTAATATATACTTTACAATTTACGGCAAAGACATATCTGTTCGGTCCTATTGCCGATAGTACAGACGGTCTTATTCGTAAGGTTCAGGTTGATATGTATGCTGGCAGTGATCAAACAACTGCCAAACGTGAAATGAGATATACCGTAACTCCAGATCCTATTGATGCTGGGCCAGATGACGACTTTGGATTCAATGAGAATTGGGAGTTCTTTAATGACTCCAAAACTTATAGTCCAACACAACAGATTGATATTTGATAACTTATGAACAATAATTATGGAGATATTGATAAGGCTCTCAATATTGAGAGTAATATAATTGAGGTGGAGAAATCTGTAGAAAGAATTGATATTATACCATCAAAATCTGATGATATTAGGAAAGATTATGAATACACAAGAGCAAATCTATATTCATTGATTGAGAAAGGTCAAGAAGCAATTAACGGAATTATGGAACTTGCCGGTGAAGGTGGAAGTCCTAGAGCATATGAAGTTGCCGGACAATTAATTAAGAGTGTTGCAGATACAACTGATAAATTAATTGATTTGCAGAAGAAACTGAAAGATGTTGAAGAAGATACCATAAAATCACCAAGTAGTGTAACTAATAATGCCCTGTTTGTTGGTTCAACATCGGAACTTTCAAAAATACTCAAACAAGGTTTTCTAAATAATAAAGATTAGTCTTTGCAAATAATGAACAAGCAATTGAAATCATATAAAACTGTAGAGCAGATTGTGAAAAAACATCGTATGAGTGTTTCTGAAGGCACCGATACGCTTGAGTATGATTGGCATACTCCAATTCGTGAAAGAGCAGATAGATATTGCCCAAAATGTGAAAAACTTGAGACAAGAAGTGAGTGCAAATACGGTTCAAGATATTGGGATATGTTTTCTTTACCAGCAGAGTTAATTAGTTCAAAAAAAGATTATAATATAACAATGCCACATCCGGCAAATGAGGAGAAGGATCACGAGTATTCAATGGCTCGTTCAGAACTTAGTACTGTTATGAATGCTGCTAGAAGACTGAGGAAAAAAATGAAAGGTGAAGGTAATATTGAAGCCTGGGTTCAATCAAAGATTACCAAGGCAGCAGACTATATTGATACTGCAGCCGATTATATTGATAGTAAGGAAAGTAAGGTTAATGAAGATGTAACAATTGAGGATGCAAATGGTAATACATTTCTTCAGATTATTGATATTATTAAAGCAGATCGTCTTGTAAAAGAAACAAAGTCCGGGGATCAAGGTCTTCGTGATTGGTTTGGAAAATCAAAATCATCCACAGGAAAAAGTGGATGGGTTCAACTTGGTGGGAAATTTGCAGGAGAACCTTGTGCCCGCCAAGAAGGGCAAACTTCTACACCAAAATGTGGTAGTTCAAAAATGGCAGCAGATCTTTCACCCGAAGAAGAAGAAAAAGCAAGAATTAGAAAGAATCGTTTAGACCCAAATCAACCAGAAAAAACTGGTGGATCAAAACCAACTAATGTGAGGACAGAAGAAATGAATATACAAGAAGTAAAGGACAAAGCAGGAAAGGGTAGTGGTAAAAAGGATGCTTGCTATAATAAAGTAAAGTCTAGATATGATGTATGGCCTAGTGCATATGCATCCGGAGCATTAGTCAAATGCCGCAAAGTTGGTGCTGATAATTGGGGAACAAAAAGTGAAGCAGTAAATGCTGCTCAACAAGCAGCAATTGCAATCAATATGAAGAAAAGGGGAATCAAACCAAAATCAGAAGTAAAGGAAGACTGTTGGGTTGGTTATACCCAAAAGGGTATGAAAAAGAAAGGCAAAAAAATGGTTCCGAATTGTGTTCCAGTAAAAGAGGGAATTAGTTTTGATGTTGGAAAACCTTCTACAGGTATTGGTGCATTAACTCCATCTGCTGCGGCACAACTTGGACCAAAGGCAATTGATTTGCAAAAGAAAAAGGCTGCTGCTGTAAGTCTTCCAAGTACTGCCGGTGTTAAACTTGCAGATTCTTACAAATTAAAGTCATTTGATAACTTTATGATTGAAGCATCGGCTGCTTGGCAAAGAAAAGAAGGAAAGAATCCTGAGGGTGGACTAAACAAAAAAGGGATTGCTTCTTATCGCAAAGAAAACCCCGGTTCCAAACTTTCCATGGCAGTTACTACCCCACCATCAAAATTAAAACCAGGATCAAAATCAGCAAATCGCAGAAAATCATTCTGTGCTCGTATGGGAGGAATGCCCGGTCCTATGAAAGATGAAAAAGGTAATCCAACAAGAAAAGCATTATCTTTAAGAAAGTGGAATTGTTAATATATCATCAGAATTATGAAAACTTATAAAAATTATGTCTGATAACATCTACTTAGGTAATCCAAATTTAAAACGGGCAAATACTCAGATCGAGTTTACTGAAGAACAAATCTATGAGTTCTTAAAGTGTAAAGAAGATCCTGTATATTTTACACTCAATTATATTAAGATCGTCACTCTTGACCATGGATTGCAACCTTTTAAAATGTATCCATTTCAAGAGAAGTTAATTAGCAATTTCCACGAGCACAGATTTAATATTTGTAAGATGCCTCGTCAGACAGGTAAATCTACAACTTGTGTCTCATATCTATTACATTATGCAGTTTTTAACGATAATGTAAATATTGCTATACTGGCAAACAAAGCATCTACGGCAAGAGATCTTCTCAATAGATTACAACTTGCTTATGAGAACTTACCCAAGTGGATGCAGCAGGGTGTGATATCCTGGAACAAAGGTTCTTTGGAACTTGAGAATGGTTCCAAAATATCATCAAACTCCACATCATCATCTGCTGTTCGTGGTGGATCTTACAACATTATCTTCTTGGACGAATTTGCGTTCATTCCAAATCACATTGCCGATGACTTTTTTGCATCGGTTTATCCAACAATTTCTTCTGGTCAAAGTACAAAGGTAATTATTGTTTCTACCCCTCGTGGTATGAATCACTTCTACCGTATGTGGCACGACTCTGAGAAGGGCAAGAACGGATATGTGGCTACAGATGTCCATTGGTCAGAAGTGCCCGGTAGAGACGAAGAATGGAAGCAGCAGACGATTGCGAACACCAGTGAGCAGCAGTTTAAGGTTGAGTTTGAGTGCGAATTTTTAGGTTCTGTAAACACGCTTATTAATCCAGCAAAACTAAGAAACCTTGTATATGATGACCCGATTAAAAGAAATGCCGGATTGGATGTCTATGAAGAAGCAAAAGAAGATAGTAACTATCTAATCACAGTTGATGTTGCGAGAGGAATTGGTAATGATTACTCCGCGTTTATTGTTTTTGATATTACAAATTTTCCATACAAAATTGTAGCAAAATATAAAAATAATGAAATTAAACCGATGATGTTTCCAAGCATCATTCATCAAGTAGCAAAAGGTTATAATGAAGCTTGGTTATTGGTCGAAGTCAATGATATTGGTGATCAAGTTGCAAGTATTCTACAATATGATCTTGAGTATGATAATGTACTGATGTGTGCGATGAGAGGTCGTGCAGGGCAGATTGTAGGTTCTGGTTTCTCGGGTAAAAAGTCACAACTCGGAGTTAGAACAACTGCCGCAGTTAAAAAATTGGGATGTTCCAATCTAAAAACCTTATTAGAGGATGATAAACTACTTGTATGTGATTATGATATCATCGCAGAACTAACAACATTTTCTCAAAAAGGCAATTCGTTTGAGGCAGAAGAAGGTTGTAATGATGATCTAGCTATGTGTCTCGTCATTTTTTCTTGGTTAGTCGCACAAGATTATTTTAAGGAAATGACGGACAATGATGTTCGTAAAAGAATATATGAAGAGCAAAAAAATCAAATCGACCAAGATATGGCTCCATTTGGTTTTATCTCCGATGGTATTGACGAAATGACTAGTTTTGTAGATGACTCTGGTGATAGATGGTATACTGACGAATACGGTGATCGTTCTTATATGTGGGACTATATGTAATAGTAGTAATTTATAAATACTTGTAGAATAAATTTGGATTGCGAGGGATTTAAGATGCCGCTAAATTTAGCATCTCCTGGAATTATAGTAAGGGAAGTAGATTTAACAGTTGGTAGAATTAATTCATCCTCGGATAGTGTTGCTGCTCAGGTAGCACCTTTCGCAAAAGGACCTGTTGATTCTCCTGCTATTATTGAAAACGAAAATGATCTTTTAAACACTTTCGGACAACCATACTCAACCGATAAGCACTACGAGCATTGGATGGTGGCTTCATCATACTTGGCGTATGGTGGAACAATGTTGATTTCAAGAGCAGATGATACCGGACTTAAGAATGCTTTTGTTGGAACGGCTTCAAGCATTAAAATTAAGAGCGACGATCATTATAACCAACTTGGATATGATGAGAATGCTATTACCAACGTAACAGTTGCTGCTAAAAACCCAGGTTCTTGGGCGAATGATATTAAAGTTGCAATCATCGACGCAAAAGCAGATCAAATTTTAGCAGGAATTAATACCACAAACCTAGCAGTAGGTTATGGAGTTACTCAGGCAGTTCCTGCAAATACTGTTTTAGCAGGAGCAGGAACAACTAGTGTTTTAACCGGATACTTTAAAGGAATTATTACTGAAGTTGGTGTTGGCAAAATTTCAACAAAAATTTTAAATCACGTTTCTACAGCAGGAACTGTAACTGCGGTAGATTATCAACCAAGTGGCGTTTATACATTTGGAACAACTGAAAATCTAACGGTTCGTAATAGTAGTTCAACAGGAATTGTAACATCTGCAATATCATCGGCAATTGATTGGTTCGATCAGCAATCAATTACACTTTCGAATGGGTCAATTTCTTGGAACACAATTGCAGATAGACCATCAACATCCGATTATGCGGGATCAAGAAGTTCCAGGTTCGATGAACTCCATATAGTTCTTATTGATGATAAAGGAACAATTACTGGAAATGCTGGAACAATTCTTGAAAAGCACCTTTCACTTTCCAAAGCAAAAGATGCATCATTCTCTGTAGGAAGTCCCTCTTACTGGAGAAAGTACCTTTCAATCAATTCTTCTTACATTTATGGGGGTTCTGCTCCAGCAGGAATTACTACGACAGGATTTGTAGGAACTGGGGCAACTTCATTTACTCCGGCAACAGATATTGGTTGGGACCAAAATGCACAAAATATCATATTTGCAGGTACAGGTGCTCCAACCTACACTCTTGCAGGTGGTCTGAATTATGGTGGACAAAGTGGTTTAACAACTTCTGGTTCTCTATATTCAGGACTGGATGATATTATCAGTGGTTACACATTATTTGAAAATACTGAGAACTACGAAACTAGTTTCATTCTAATGGGTTCGGCAAATTATGCAAAAGAAGACGCGCAGGCACTTGCTAATAAGTGCATTCAAGTTGCCGAAATCAGACAAGATTCTGTTGCGTTTATTTCTCCGCACCGACAAGCATTCCTTAGTGACTCTACAGTTGGAACAGTTACCGTAAATAATGATGATACAATTACCGATAACTTGGTGAGCTTTTATGCTCCTGTTACATCAACAACTTATGGCGTATTTGATAGTGGTTATAAGTACATGTATGATAGATTTAATGATACTTTCCGTTATATCCCACTAAATGGTGATATCGCAGGAACCTGTGCGAGAAATGATATCAATCAGTTCCCATGGTTCTCACCTGCTGGTACTTCAAGAGGTACTATCCTCAATGCAGTAAAACTAGCATACAATCCTGGTAAAGTGCAGAGAGACAAACTGTATTCGAATAGAATCAACCCAGTTATCTTCTCACCAGGTGCTGGAATCATCTTGTTTGGTGATAAGACTGGGTATGGTAAAGCATCAGCATTTGATAGAATTAACGTTCGTCGTCTCTTCATCTATCTTGAAGAAGCTATCTCTGCTGCTGCTAAAGACCAACTCTTTGAATTCAACGATGAGATTACAAGAACAAATTTTGTAAATATTGTTGAACCATTCCTTCGCGATGTTCAATCTAAGAGGGGAATCTTTGATTATGTTGTTGTTTGTGACGAAACAAACAACACTGCTGCCGTAATTGATAGCAACGAATTTGTTGCAGACATTTACATCAAACCAGCACGATCCATTAATTTCATCGGTCTTACCTTCATTGCCACCAGAACTGGTGTTTCCTTTGAAGAAGTAATCGGTACAGTTTAATTAACTTAGAGGTTTAAAACTATGGCAACCCGTCAACAACTAAATCCACCCCCTTTAAGAAAGATTACTGACTTCAAAAGTAAGCTGACTGGTGGTGGTGCAAGACCCAACCTTTTTGAGGTTGTTCTTTCATTTCCAGATGCTGCTGCACCAGATGCAACAGTTTTAGATAAGGCAAGATTTTTAGTTAAGGCTGCAAATCTTCCAGCATCAAACGTTGCTGCGATTGATGTTCCTTTTAGAGGAAGAACCCTCAAAGTTGCTGGAGACAGAACTTTTGATAGTTGGACTATCACTGTTATGAACGATACGGATTTCTCAATTCGTTCTGCCTTTGAAAATTGGATGAAC